CATTGTCTCTCGAAGGTAACTACCATTTCTGTGCCAGAAGCAACTGTTAGGGCAATTGCTTGCTGGGCTTCAGTAATTCTTATTACTTGGTCTGCGTAGGCAGTCGTGCCTCCTGCGGCTCCCGCCGCTCCTGATGCTCCCGCTTTTCCTGCCCAAGTAGATGGAGCCGCGCTACCTGCATTGCCAGACGTAGCGCCTGAGCCACCTGCCCCCGCGTTCCCAGCGGCTCCAGCGTTTCCTGGGTTTCCAGACGTAGCTCCACTACCAGCGTTTCCTGGGTTTCCATTTGCGCCAGCATTTCCTGGATTCCCGCTAGAGCCGTTATTGGCTCCATTGCCGTTGCTTCCTACGTTACCAGCATTTCCGTTTGACCCTGCGTTACCGCCTGAGCCGCCACCACCGTTATTGGGACGACCACCGCGCCCACCAGTTCCGCCTCGGCCCGTATTGGCATTTCCAGTGGCTTGGCCATAGCTAGGCCCGCCTGCGCCACCATTGCCAAAGGAGTTTCTATTTCCGTCAGGGCTACCAATGCTTCCGCTAGGAGCGGTGACTTGTCCTACATTACCCGCCGCACCACCATTACCGCCACCACCACGGTTTCCTCTTGCCCCTCCACCGCCGCCGTTACCATTGCTTCCAGAGTTTCCTGAGTTACCAGGAGTTCCTGAGTTACCTGCGTTGCCCCGTGCGCCACCGTTTCCTCGAACACCGTTATTGCCGCTATTACCAGGATTGCCTGCATTACCAGCAGAGCCGCCATTACCACCGTTGCCAACAGTTCCTGGGTTGCCATCTGCTCCAGCATTACCAGCAAGACCAGCGTTTCCGCCCGTACCACCTGGACCACCTATACCACCTGCTCCGCCAGCACCTCCAGCACCTCCAGCACCTCCAGCAAATGTGTGATATCCACCAAATAAAGAACTAGCCCCAGGACTTCCGTCTGCACCAGCCGAGCCTGTTGCACCAGCGGCTCCTTGTGCGCCAGTGTTGCCAGCAGTACCGTTGCTACCAGCGCTACCAGAGCCACCCGCGCCCGCGCCCGAACCAGCAGAGCCAGCGTTTCCGTTTGCCCCGTTGTTGCCTGCGTTACCAGACGTGGCTCCATTACCATTACTTCCTACGTTGCCCGCGTTGCCATTTGCTCCAGCGTTCCCAGGGTTGCCCGACGAGCCTCCGTTGGCTCCATTCCCGCCACCGCCCGTGTTGCCGTTGTTTCCGTTAGTGCCTACACCTCCAGCGCCACCTGCGTTTGGCATCGTCCCGCCAACAATAGCGCCAGTTGCAACCGAGTTACCTTGCGCGCCTCCAGCACCACCAGGGCCAGGGGATGTGCCGCCTGGAGAGCCATTCGGGCCAGCATACAGTTTTATGCCTACACCACCCCCTCCGCCGCCTCCGCCTCCGCCGTTTCCAGCGCCGCCTGAGTTCCCTGTTGCGCCTGGATTGCCTGCATTACCTCGCGCGCCACCATTGCCGCGCACTCCGTTATTTCCAGCGTTGCCTGGGTTGCCAGCAGTGCCTGGGTTGCCAGCGCTACCGCCGTTTCCAGCCGTACCGTTGTTACCCGAATTACCGTCGTTACCAGGATTACCAGCCGACCCCCCTGCTCCGCCTGCTCCGTTGTTGCCTGAGTTGCCTGCATTGCCAGTAGCGCCTTGACTGCCATCAGCCCCAGTACCGCCTGGAGAGCCGTCTGTTCCGTTTAGCCCCTTAGCCCGAACGGTAACAACAGAAATACCTGCGGGGACGTTGAACGTCCCGTCTGATGTAAAAGTTTGTTGACCCCCAGGAAACAGGGGGTCTGCTCGAAGTGAGACCCCAAGTAACGGCATTACGACACCTTATCAACTAGCGTTAAAAAATCATCTGGTAAATTTGACACGTCCGTTACATGTTGACGGTGCGCGTATCTATCGGACTTATCGTCCGCTTCCCACATCACCCTGTCATAAACAAGAACAGGAGTGTCAGTAAGATTAATGTCGTTGCCTTCTTCATCTTGAAACCATGTAGATAGTGCGGCCAACGTCTCAGTGGGGTCTTGATAATCTAGGTTTGTAAATGCAACCCCATTACTGTCAAGCCACTGCCTCATTGTCGCGCAAGCGGCCTGACCTGGTTTCGCATATAAATGTACCTCGTCATAGCGAACAGTCATGTTAAGCCTCATAAAAAGATAGTGATACGTATATCGTGGTTGAGCCTTTAACCAAGAGCGCCGTGTATATGGTCTCTTTGTTAGCGGCAGTTTGCACCGCAGGCTGTGTACTCGAACTGTTGTATTTGATACTGAAGCCCGTTGGAGCGGCAAGGGTAAATGTCCTACCGCCTGTACCATCCTGCTTTACAAAGATTGTCACTGTGCGCGCTGTTCCTGCTGGCAGTTCATCTGTGTCAGGTAGTGTGACAGTGGTGTCTCCTGTCAGCGTGTAACTGACATTGTTGGTTGCGTCTGGAACTGTGACAGCGCCAGAGACGTTCGTGTTAGACGCCATAACTTCTTGGAAGTTTTCAAGCGTTACGTCTGTTGCCTTGTTGTTGTCAAAATCAACATCGCCTGTCATTGACCCGCCAGCCAAGGGTAGCTTGGCGGCAATCGCATTAGTCGTCGTGCTGGCAAAGTTGGCGTCGTCTCCAAGAGCGGCCGCTAACTCATCGAGCGTGTCTAGTGCCGCAGGCGCGCTGGACACAAGGTTGGCAACTTCCGTGTCTACATAACCCTTAGTCGCGGCATGACCTGTTGCTGTAGGGGTAGCAACTGTGATTGTGTTGGTGGTTGTCGCACCTACATCAGTCAGAGCTTGTAAGGTGTACGCGGTAGGCGTGTATGCAGAGCCACTAAATACAGGCACTTGGTTTGCTGACGGCGCAGTTGCCGCTACGTTTGCCAAGTCCTGTAGGTTGATGCTGGAAAAAGCCGCAGACGTAACCCAAGCGCTACCATTATATACTTTGAGTTGGCTGACTGATGTGTCGTACCACAAATCGCCCGCCCCAATATTGGAGCCTGTCGGTGCAGTGCCGCTTATAAAATAAGTATTTGCAAAGTTGTTTACGTCTGCAAGGTTGGTGTTGACGTTATTGATTGCAGTTAGCGCGCCATTCACATTGTTGATGGGGGTTAATGCACCAGCCACAGCAGTCACGTTTGCGTCAATTCCAGCAACGGTGGTTACGTTTGCGTCGATGGTCGCAACCTTGTTCACGTTTGTGGCGTTAGCATTGACCGCGTTAATTGCAGTGAGAGCGCCAGCTACGCTATTTACATTAGCTATGGAGCCTGCAACCGAGCCAACCGTGTCTGAACCCGCCAAGTCTGTAGCAACCACACCTATGTCTGTAGCGTCTCCAGCAACAGCGGTAACACTAGCCGAAATGCCTGCGACTGCGTTTACATTGGAGATGTTTGCTGAAACTGTGCCAATGTCTGTCGCATCACCAGCTACCGCATTTACATTAGCGATGTCTGTGGCTACGGCGTTTACGTTAGCAATAGCTCCGCCGACGCTGTTAACATTAGCAATCGCGCCAGCAACAGTATTGATGTTTGTTATACCAGAGGCCACTGTCGTAACAGGAGCATTGGTGGCGTAATACTTGGCTGAGAAATCACTTGAGTTACCTACAGCCCCAGACGTCTTGGTTGCCCAGTCTTTTGCCGAGCCATCAGTGGTGTCCACGCCCGTGCCGCCAATAGCCCAAGCCTTGGCCGAGTATTCACTGCCTGTTATCGCGCCGTCTACTTTATTGGCGTAGTCAGCAACAATCGCTCCGTTAATAATTTTCTGGAACTTGGCTAGGTCTGGTGTTGCGTTGCTAGACGTATGCGCCACGGTACAAACAAACGTGTCTTGACCCTGGGTGACAATATCCAAAACCTTGTAGGCAGTAGAGGTCGCGTATGAACCGCGCCCATTAAATATCTCTACACCTGTTTCTACAAACGCGTTAGCTGTGCCAACTCGGACTTCGAGTTTATTGTTGTCGGCAACATCCACTTGGAACGTAAAGATGGTTGGGTCAAACAGGCCGTCACTGCTTTTGAAGATGTCGCCTAGCAATGCGCTGAGTTGGCGTCCGCCAATCTCTGCGTTCTCCATGTAGGTATCGAGTACATGCTCTCCAGTATTAACTGAGACGAACCTAAGCTGTTCACCTGTGGGACGTGTAATAGCCATTATAGCCTCCCTTTAAGATTGGTGACTTCTATCTCTAGCTCACGAACCCTTGCCTGTAGTTGCGCTATGATTTGGGCATTAGTCGAACCCCACTCAAGCTGGTTGTAATTTGTTTGTTCAAAAACAGCCTTTACATACTCCGCAGTTTTAGCGGGTACATCGACCTCTAGTGCCTTGGCTTTATCGTTGAGAATTTCAGTGGTCATCTTATCCTGCCTCCCTCATAGGAACTAAGTTCCCTTTAGAAACTTCATCTTGAATTTGCTCGCTAGGCTGAACAGATGCACCGCGCATTTTTTCCATCATAGCCAACTGCTGGCTGGGGGTTGCTCCCTGCTGACGCTCTTCTTCTGAAATGCGGAATTGGTCTAGGTCTGAAATGCCCAAAGCACGTATGGCTTCTTCTGCAATCTTGCCCATCTTGTATTCCATGTTCAGCCCAGTCTGGGACATAATTTGCAACATGTTCATCCACGTCTCAGCATTGCGGGTCGGCTCGACTGGCAACGTGCCGTCGATAACCAAGTAATCCACTTTGCCTTGGAGGTCGTTCTGATTGAAATCAATGTATCCATCTTCAACCATATCGGCCAATTGGCTCGGCATCTTGTCTGGGTCAATCTTGATAGAGCCGTCAATTTCTACAGCGTCTTGGATATTCGATACCATCATGCGAACCATGGGACGTATGGTTGTTGCAGATATAACACGACTAAGCACTCCTAGACGTTGTGAACCTAACTGGGTGAGACGTTGTATCTCCGTCGCAGTCCGCACGTCTGGCGTCGGCATACCTTGTTGTGCGTCTGACGCACTTGAGACGCGTTGTTTAAGCTCAGACATAGCAGTAATGTCGTTCCAATGTCCGCGAGTTACGTCTGGAACCTGAGCTATAAACACACCGTCTCCAGGCTTGGAGCCTGGCATCGTTCTGACAACACCCCATGGGTTGCGGTCAATCAAGTCTGGAACCATAACTTGCGTTGGGTCTACAAAGATTAGATTGTTTAGCGCGGCCTGCACGTTGTCGATACGGCTACGGAGCAACCAAGTGGCAATGTCGTGCATTGGGAGCATAAGGTCATACAAAGACTGACCCCAGGTCTTATGGCTATCGTTATACAGTCCACCCATAACAACAGGGAACTGACGTCCATAGGGGTTCAATTGCATGCGAATACATACATTCTCGTCGAGAATAGTTACAACCATCCAGACTTGGTCAATACCAGGTATGCCAATCTCATGGCCCGCAAACCTGACCCAACACTCATCGGTGACGCGCGCATCGCCTAGCGTAAAGTAAGCATGGTCCATACGCTCGCGTTGATTTGGGGCGGCAGGGTCTATGTTTAGGCCTCTGCCCTCTTCTTTGTGCCAACGGTGTGCATCCCAAGAGTTGCGCGGTGGCGCAATCTTGTGGCGAAGTGATGGATGCTTTTGTAATTTCGGATATAGCTTACTGCTCGCCAACGTATTGTATGAGACGTAATCGGTAAACACGACGTACTGCCATTGCTCCCAGTCACCCCACGATACCCGTGGGTCTGGGAAACAACGTCTTGGGTCAAAGTTTACAATGCGGTTTTGGTTCTGCCCTGCATCCCAAACAATTTTTGTCGGGGCAAAACCATAACGAATTGAGTCAAGAAGCATCTGCGCAATCTTGGCTTCGCCCGCAGTCCTCCGCATCTGGCTGTGCAAGACGCGCTCAAGGATGCTGGACACTTTACGACTAGAACGATTCAAGCCCTCAAGTTGGAACATGGGGTTACGTCCGCCAAGAGCCGCCATCAAGTAAGTCAGCACCGTGTCTGCTACAGCGCGAGTGTCAGCGATTACTGCTTTTTCACGGAACTGTGTAGCGTCTGGTGGGACATAAACATCGTGCGCCCTGTCCGCCTCTTGCCAATGGTCATATCTTTTTTTAATTTTATGGTACGACATGTCCACGCAGGACTTTACATAATCTACAATCCTGCGTTCTTCATCTTCCGTCAGGTCGTCGGAAATGTCTTCATAAGATGTTAGCTTCTCTGCCAGACGGGACAAATTAACAATTTGTCCGTCAGTCGGTGAGAAAGCATAATCAGCGCTATATAATTTTTCATCAGCCATGTTGAACACTTTGCCTCAAAAGTTAGTTTTGGTCGTCCCGACAGGTGTTATTCACCCCACCCTTTAAATATAGAACTACCTAATTTAGACGACAGGCTGTCTTTCGCCCTTGTTACATCCTGAAGTAAGGAGTTGCCCATAGTTAAAGAGCCGAACACTGTTTCAGGGGTGACAGCCTGTCTACTAAGAATATCTACTGCCATAGATAATGCGTCCACTTGGTCGTCATGTCGTCCGCTTGGGAACGAAACACACTCGTCCACAAACGTATCTAACCAGGGAGCGCTCTGCGGCAGATACACTCTGCCGCCCTGTATCATTGGCGTGATACTATTCACACGAGACACCTTGTCTGACTGAACCTTGTAGGGAACAACCGCCATGCCTGACTCACGCCGTAAGTCTTGAATGATGGATTGGCCAGATGCCTTATCTTCAATATATATAGCGCGCAACCCACTGCCTCTCCACACTGCGTTTATAGAAATAAGACGCTGTCGTAACTCTGGGAAGTCCCACCTGCCACGATGCACGTCTACTACATATATATCGCCATCTTGAGAAAGGCCTGCCACCACAGCTACGCTGTAGTCTGCTGTTTCAGTTTTCTTAAACGCAGTATCGGCCGCAATAATAAGCGTCTGAAACTTTTTAGGGTTCAAGTCTTCTGGGTAGTAGCGCCACCACTCTGACTTCAATATATTGCCGCCCTCGATATACGGTTTTTGCTGATAGAGCGAAGCAAAGTCTCTGGGGTTTAGACGCTCACGTCTACGCAACTCTTCAAGAGGAAACCTTTCTGGCCATAACGCTACTTCAGTCTCTTCTGATACGTACCGTTTGGCTGGCGCTAAGTTTGATAACTCCCCAGACTCCACATACATTGGGTGGTCTTTAGCAAGATTTCTTCTGCTTACCTTTT